CTATCTAACTTTCTAGATAAATCAAGTACTGTAGACAATATTGATTCAGCTTTACCTTCTGATAAAGAGATTGATCGATTTAATGTTTGATATAGTTTATTTTCATTAGCTAATTCACTTTTAGTAAAATATTTTTTTACTAAACTTGCTGCTTTTGAATTACTATTAGACATAGTATCTGATGTAATTTTTCGAACTAATAATTCGAAAAGAACACCAGTGTTTTTATACTTGTTATGTTTCATTTTCATAAGTAGTGCGCTACTGTCTATAAATATTGAATTTATTTTATTTCCTCACGTATTTGTTCTTCATCTAATAAATTTTCTTTTTCAAATAAATTTACTTGTGTTTTGGGAAACATTTTCTTTAAACTTTTATGATTTTGAGCAAATATAGCTCGTGTTGAAAGATTATCTGATAAATTTTCTTTCTTTTTTGTTTCATTTAATCCTGGTCTATCTTCTGCCTGATTTGAAGATTTCATTCTATCAGAACCTGTAACATCTTTACCAAGATTACTATCTTGTTGATTATAATTTGATGGACTTTCAGATGGTCTTCCCTGATCTAATACTTGTTCAGGATAATTTTTATCACCAATTGCATATCCAGATGGAACACCTTTACTTCCTGGGTATCTACCAGCACCATATAATGAAGCTAATGAATGTGGTGTACCATATGCTTCACCAGATTCAGCCGGATCATTTCCTTCTGCTTCTATTTGATTTTCTCTAAATCTACGTTTTTGATCTTCAACAATTAAATCTCTATATTCTTGATATTGGTCTTCACTAAAGTGGAAAATGTTATCATAAATCCAATCTGTAGGCATTAACTTTTGATCCAGCATAGAAGCAGCTAATTCTACTTTTTCTTTCATAAGTGCAATCCTTTCTTGATCATATATAATAGAAGGAGTAGTTAATGAAAGTTCAAAGTTAGTTAATGAAGCACCATCATACCCTTGAGCATATAAATGTACTAATGCTATTTTAGTTAATTCAGATACTAATATTTTTTGTATACGTTCAACTGTACGAGCAAACCTTATATCTTCGGCAGCTAATGTTGCTTTTCCCTCTAAATCACCTTCATATCCTAAATAAGCTTTTGGTACTTTTAAAGCAGCAAACAACTTATCTCTTAAATATGTTACATCTTCAATAGCAGCATAATCTAAACCTTTTGTAGTTTCTATTCTAGTTGTTGCGTCACCACCTCTAACGGGGATGTAGAAATCCTCTAAGATGTTTTGCATGTTAAATTTTAAATTATATTCACCGGTTTGTGGATCAACATATGGTGTTTTTTTCATTTTGTTGATCATTCTTTGCATGTATCCTTCTACTTCAGCAGGTGGTATATTACCAACATTTACAAAAAATGTTCTTTTTTCTGGTGCTCTAACAATCCTATGAATTAACATTGCGTCTTCCATCAATGTCATTTGTTTCCATATTTTGCGTGCTGGTTCTAAATAAGATCTACCATAAGGTAAGTAATTAAAATCAGATAATAATCTGAAATGAGCCATTTCATAGTTGTCAAATATAATTTCATCACCTGTATTAACTCCTACACCAGGGGATATAGTTTGAAATCCTAATGGGTTTTCTGATACAGAATAACTTGGATCATATTTAAATTTAACATCTGAAGGGTTAGCAGGATCAGTTCCTTCTACTCTAATTATAGTATATGAAGAGAAAGGAATAACATTATATACTCCAAACTTTTCTGAAATTTCTAATTTTAGATAAAAATCTCCATATTTTAACATATTTCTAGTCCATGACCATAAATTAAACTCAATGTTTAACACATCATAAAATAAGTTATATAATATTTTTTGTATTGTTTCGTCTGCAGATCTAATTTGTAACACTTCATTAAAGTCATTTCTAAGAGTAGATTCATCAGAAACAATATCTAATGTAGAAGCAACAATAGAATCCGTATCCATAGCTTCGTAATCAGTATATAATTGAATTCTAGTTGATGGAAAGTTGACTTGCTGCATCATGTTATAATTCAAGCCACCTGTAGTACTATACAATTTATTAAATCTATCGTAAAGNGAATTTGTTTGTAGTTGTCCTAAAGATTGTATTTGTTCAGAATCAATTACTTTTAATTGATTTCCTCCTACATTTCTTATTACAACGTCAGTAGAAAATAATCTTCGTAATCTACTAAATAATGATGTATCTGCCATGTTTTGTATATATAATAAATATTAATTACCCCAATAACCAAGTAATATCCTCTTTTTCACCATGGGGGTTTTCCATTTCGTAAGGATTTTTAAATGCACTACTATTTCCTGAATAGATATTTGGTGCTTGATGATGTGAGGAATTAATTCCTCCCAATGTAGCACGAGCCATGTCTACACCTTGTTGTTGAAAGTGTAGTGCTGTATCTCTTAAAAACACACCTATACCAAATGCCATAGTTAAATCATCGTTATATCCACCTAATGCTTGTGCTTTTCCATTTTTCCATATAAATGTTCTTAACTCTTCTAATAATCGTTTAGAACGAATTGTAATTGATTTCTCATGAAGATACGAAACCATTTTGGAGATAACAAGTGGTCTCGTCCTCATTGATGTAGTAAATCCAGGTACCATACCTTGTCCATTTTCAAATCTACTTAAATATTGATCAGCGTTAGACATTGATACATCCATTTTAGGGGAATAATATAAATTACGATAACCTCTATCTATTAATACTTGTATTACTGCCCAACCTATATTAGCATTTTCAACTACTAACATAGCATCATTATATTCTGTTGCTACTGCAAATAAAACATTACCATAATCTTTAGTTGGTAATTGAGCTTTAAACTCTGCAACTTGGGATGCAGTTTCTATATCTATTACGTGAAATGCTGAAAAATCATTACCATCTCCACGAGCAACATCTGCTACTACCATATAAGATCTAGAATAATCGGGTATTTCCCATATCCATAAATTACCACCTACTCCTCTACGTTCAACTGGTTCTTGAAGAAATGTACTTTCATAAAAGTTTAATATATCTGGTTCTATAACTGTATCACCTGAGGTACTAAAATCGCAATCACATTCCTGTGCTGCCATTCTGTTACCTAATATTATATTTTGTTCATCTCTCCAATCTTGACTACGTTCGGGGTGAACTGTCCAGGGTAACCTAATAGGTAAAAATGTATTTTCTCTTGCTTCTGCTTTAGCCCAAGTAGAATGAAACCAATTACCAGTACCATAAGGTGTTGATAATGCTATACATCTACCTCCAGTTGCTAATGTTTGTTGAGCTGAAGCAAATATTTCATCAATCCCATCAATAAAAGCTGCTTCATCAATTAATAATAAAGATACTGCTTCTGATCTACCAGCATCAGAACTTGCAGAGGTTGCTTTAATTTGTGATCCATTAGCTAACCGTAGTGATAATTTATTGTGTTCAACTGTTTTTATTTGTAACCATTTTGGTAAATTATCATAAGCAAATCTTACTTTAGTTACCATGTTTTTAGCTGTTTCTTGTTTAGTAGCTATACATAGTATATTTTTATCTTTTTGAAACAACATCATCCATAATGAAAAAGCTGAACATAAAGTAGATATTCCTAATTGTCGTGACTTATTAATAATAAGATATTCTTCATCTTGATAATGTTTAAGTACTTTTTCTTGAAAAGGATATAGATTAAATTTGATCCTACCCTTTTTAGGGTTTTGAATCATATAATATTTTTTCATAAAATATACTGGGTCCTTAGCACATTTTATAAATTCGGATTTAATTATTTCTTTTAAATTTTCCGCCATATTATTTTAATATAATTATGGCACCCGCAGCTATTATAAGTCCTGCACCTCCCATTAATTTAGTCTTAACTTTTTGTTTTTTTAAATCAGTTTGGAGTTTTCTAGAAAGTTCTTGAGATAAAGATAATTGATCTTGTTTACTAAGCAAAATAGATTCAAAATTATTTGATTTTGATTCTAAATTAAAAATAATACTATCTTTTAAAATTAATTTTTGCCCTAAAATACCAATTTTAGTATCCGTTAATTTTAATTCATTTTTATAACTATCTCCTAAAAGAAGATCTTTAATAATGAGTTTTGCTATCTTTTTTTCTAATTGAATCGAGGTACTGTCTGTAGCGGTCTGTGAAAAACTGCTCCAACTCATCATCATTAAAAAAATCAACATCATTAATTTTTTCATTTACTTCTTTTTTTAATTTAAAAATCTTATTGTCTTGTAAAATTAATTCATTGTCAAGACTAGAAATTTGATCATTTAACCCTTTAATTTGTGTATTTAAAGTTGAATTTATTCCATGTAAGGAATCTATTTTATTCTCTAAATTATTAATTTGAGAATTATAATCTACAACATAATCTTCATTTTTTGAAAATAAAAAATAAAATAATAATGCAGCAAGAAAAATAATGCTTAATAAGTAAACCGCTCTTTCTTTAAAGTTTAACACCTTTTAATTTTTCGTATGCTTTTTTAGCTACCTGGAATTCAGGAGTTAATTTTTTTAATCTATCTTTAGCTAATTCTTTATTTTTAGGACTTTCAAAGCTTTTATACATATCAAGTTCTGTTTTCATTAAATCTCTAAGACGTTTATAATCTTTTACAATTTTATCACCTTTACTTAATTTTTGATTAAGTGATTTATTACCAGCGGGTGCTTTTTCAGCAGCCTCATCAGAATCAATATCCTCTGTAAGTATTGCCTTAGATGTCCATTGTTTTATATTAAAATTATCTTCCATATTATGTATTTGATTATAAATATTTAAAATTTTATAGCATCTAACATTTGCTCTATACGATCTGGTGTTGATCCCTTTAATATACCTATATTTTTACATCTGTGACCATAAGTGTGAAATGCCTTTAATACAGCCGCATCAACCCTATCTCTATATTCTGGATTTGTTTCTCTAACACCATTATCTTCAATCTTTGTACCCGTTGGATCTATATAAAAAATCCAATCATATTCACCTACAAATACTCTAGCATAATCTTCAAAATATTCTTTATCTTTAAAATCTATTGTTTCTGAACAATTTGTAAAAGCTATAACATCTAATACAGTTCTATCAGTTACTATCCATCTTTTCATTAATTCAGAAACCCTTTCTGCTAAAAATACAGTTTGACCCTTTAATGTAGAATCAGTATTTAATGGAATACCTAAACCTTTTAAATATTCACTACGTTCAGTAGCAAAACTAAAACGTTTAAATTGATTTAATTTTTTCAATTCATTTACTAATGTAGTTTTTCCTACACTCATTGTACCACATAAACCTATTTTCATACTTTATTTATTTTAATAACCAACTACTTGATTGGATTTTTCCACCCAATCCTTCTATTAAAGATATGTCCAATTCATGACATATCCTAGCTTCTGGTATAGAATCGTTATTTTGATCACCACCATTTGCAAATGATATTTTCCATTTAGGATCTTTAGCTATTGCTTTAAC